GGCTTCAAGGAGAAGGACGAGCAGCCGGACTACATTGTGTACCTGGCTGACCCGGCCGTGCCGAAGCCTGAGGCAAAACAGGAGTCCAAGCCGGCGTCGGAATTCCCTGACGACGACCAGGACGTCCCGTTCTAAGGAAAAAGGAAAAGGAGAATAACATGACTCAATTTAAAAAGGCGGAGCGCCGGCAAACGGCGCTCAAGATCGCCATCACCGGACCGAGCGGGTCCGGCAAGACATTCTCGGCGCTGCTCATCGCGGCCGGGATCGGAAAGAAGATCGCGGTTGTGGACACCGAAAACGGGTCGGCTTCGCTCTACGCGGGAATGGACAAGGGTCCGCTCGTGGGGATCGATTTCGATACGCTCGCTGTGGAGCCGCCCTACACAATTCAAAAGTATGTCGAAGCGATCGACATGGCCGAGAAGGGCGGATACGATGTCCTGCTGATCGACGGCATTTCGCCGGCTTGGGCTGGCGAGGGTGGGCTCCTGGACAAAAAAGATGCCCTGGACCAGCGTGCCGGCTCGAACAGCTACACGAATTGGGCCGGCATCACGAAGGAACACGAACAGCTCAAGGCCCGGATTCTCACCGCCGACATTCACCTCATTTGTACGATGCGCTCCAAACAGGACTACGTCCTCGAGCTCAACCCGAAGGGGAAGAGCGTTCCGAAGAAGGTCGGGATGGCGCCGATCCAGCGCGATGGGATGGAATACGAATTCACGACTGTCCTCGACCTGGCGATGGACCACAACGCCATCGCCTCGAAAGACAGGACCAGCCTGTTCGACGGCCAGGTTTTCAAGCCGACGCAGATGACGGGAAAGAAGATCATGGACTGGCTCAAGGGCGGAGCGCCTGTCACGAAGCAGGAGCCGGTCAAGTCTGCGGCCCAGAAACAAGCCGAGGAATTCCCGACTGAACGGCCGGCGGCAGAACCGGGCCCGGAGAAGCCCCGCTACAACACCGAGGTTATCAAGGCCGGGATCGCCTCGGTTCAGAAGTATGGCATCACGAACGAGACAGCCTGGAAGGGGCTCGGCGACTACATTATGAAGATCCACAGGCACGCATTCGCTGAGCTCGTGGAACTTTCGCCGGCAGAAGAGGACACGGCCATCGACTACCTCAACCGCTGGGCCGAGCACCTCGAAGCAAAGCGGGCGGCCGCCGATCCGATCAACGGGAAGGGGGCTTGAGATGAACACCTTTTACGCGAGCAAGAGAATGAGACGGGACGCGATCGCGGCCATGAAGTCCGGGCCCGAAGAAGATTTCCCGGAGAACGAACCCCAGGGGGTGGCCCTCGCAGTCCCGGAGGTCAAGGCCCGGGCGCTGGAGCTCCAGGCCAGGGTCAAATCGATCGTTGTCCGCGACCAAGCGACGCTCGATGTCGCCAACAGCTTTCTCCATGATGTCAACGCCATGATCGACCAGATCAATGAAAAGGCAAATCCGCTGATCGCAAAAGCGCATGACCTCCACAAATCGCTCTTGGCAGAGAAGAAGTGGTTTATTGAACCCCTCGAGCTGGCGAAGAAAGTCGTCGGCCAGCGGGTCGCGGCCCACGTCACGGCGCTCCTGGAAAAGCGACGCGAGGCCGAGCGGGTACGCTTGGCAGCCGAGGATGAGGCTCGGCGGCTGGCTGAGAAGGCCGTGGGCAAGGCTGAGAAGCTTGAGGCCGGGGGGAATGGTGGGAAGGCCGCGAAGGTGATCGACGAGGCCCACGACAAGGTCGAGGCGATCCTGGCCGCGGCTCCGGAGATCCCGGACGAGGCCGATACCGCGGGGCTTGTGATCCGCGAGGACTGGAAGTTCTCGATCATCGACGCGGCGCTGATCCCCAGGGAATACCTGATTCCCGATGAGAAAAAGATCGGGCGGATCGTCCGGGCGCTGAAGGGCGACGCGAACATCCCCGGCGTCAGGGCCTACTCGGAGAAGAGCACGGCGGTCCGGTCGGCAGCTGAGGCTCAGGCCTGATCATGAACTTATTCCGGGAGTCCGTGGCGCGTCGGAGGGGCCAGACAAGGCCCCTCCCTCCCGGATACCAAGATGAAAGGAAAAACACATGAAGAGGGGTAAGCAAATCGACGCCTGGTACCCTTTCTATATCGACAAATGGCTCTTCGGCTCGACCCGTCACGAGTTGGTAATAGGCCCGGGATGGGCCGAGCGATTCCCGGACCTTATCCCGATCGTCCCAAAGTCGATCGTCGGCCGCCAGTTCACGGATCTCCGCGGCATCTTCGTGGATCTCATGACCTTGTCCAAGAAAGACGGCGGATATATTCGGGCCAACGAAACGACGCCATACCCAGTCGAACAGCTCGCCGGAATGTTCTGCGTGCCGATCGATCACGTCAGGGCGACAATCGGCATCTGTGTTCACCCGCTGGTCGGGAAGCTATCCGAAATAACACCCGGCATCTACTACATAAAAAGCACGGAGGCTTATTCATTATCTGATAGATGGAAGCGGGAAAAGACCCCGGAAATAAAAGGGGATTCCGAAATCGCGGAGGTGACTTCCGGAAAAATGGAACCGCCTTCCAAAAAGGCGGAAGCTAGAAGAGAGAAGAATAAAGAAGAGAAGAATAAAGAAGAAGAGATAAGAGATGGTCGAATTCAAGACAAATTCGACCCGCTCTTTGAAGAATTCTGGAAAGGTTATCCGAAGAAAATCCATAAAGAATACGCCCGCGAGAAATTCATGATCCTGGCCCGGGCCGGAAAGATCCCCGACCTGAAGAAAGCGACCCGGGGATACATGGACTATCTCAAAGATCAGCAGGTCAAGCGAAATTTTAAACAGGAGCCGTTGAACCCCGCGACCTTTTTGATGAAGAACCGATGGCGGGATTATATCGAGTTTAAATATGAACCGCCCATGTGAGGAGGAGAGATGAAACTACGCCTAAAAGAAGACGCAACGCTGGTCGCGATCGCGGGGATTTCTATTTGCCTCGCGCTCGGCTTCGGGATCTTCGCCGGCCACGAGGTGACGGCTGCGAATAAGGATGTCGAGATCATGGATCTGAAGGCCGAGGTCGAGACGGCGAACGCAAGCCTGGCCGAAGCGAATATCGAGCTGACGGAGCTGGCGCAGAACAGGGCGACGTTCATCGCTTGGTCGGGGCTGGCGTCGTTTTACGCGGACGCCCATCACGGAAAGCGAACGGCATCGGGATCCAGCTTCGACATGAACGCCTTCACGGCCGCGCACCGCACGCTCCCGTTCGGGAGCCTGGTCCTCGTTCTGGACATCAGGCGGTTCACGTGGACGCTCGTGGAGATAACGGACCGCGGGCCAGCAGAGTGGACGGAACGCGATATCGACCTATCCAGGGCTGCGGCTCGGCAGCTCGGCATGGAGCGGGACGGGGTCATCCCGGCGTTGATGCTGACGGTCCAGGGAAGGCCGTCAAAGGAGGATTAATATGAACACCTACCTCCGCAACAAGATCATGCGGGAAGGCTGGGCATGAAAAGACCAGGTCATAAACATAGTCTGGAATCCCGAGCAAAGATTGGCGCGGCTAATCGCGGACATGAGGTAAGCCCTGAAACCCGAGCGAAGATAAGTGCGGCAAATCGTGGCCGTAAACGTAGTCTGGAATTCAAAGCTAAGGTGAGTGCAACATTACGCGGCCGCAAAATTCCCGAAGAAACAAAGGCGAAATGGAGGGGGGCAAATCACCATGCGTGGAAGGGCGGCCGCCATGTTCGTGAGGGCGGATATGTCGCCGTGCTCTGCCCAGATCACCCATTCGCCAACCGCAGTGGTTACATTCTTGAACATCGGTTGATTATGGAGGAACAGATCGGTCGTTTTTTATTACCAACCGAGATCGTCCACCATATCAACGGGGATACGGCCGATAATCGAAAAGAGAATTTAATGCTATTTCCTTCCAAGGGAAAACATACCAGTCATCACCAAAATGATAAGGGGCAATCATGAGTGTATTTCTTCGTAACCAGGTTATGAGGATCATGCAAGGGCATCGAGGCAGGGCCAACGCCATGCCGCGTAAGGCGCTACTCGCCGAACTGAGTTTATTTCGCCCAAGATTCACCGATCGTGAATGTCGGGAATTGTATTCAACGCTCCCCATCTGCTCAAGCCCGGAGGGCCTTTTCCTTCCGACGACGGCGGCCGAGGTCTTGGAATTCAGAGAGTATCTATCCAAGGGACCGGGTGGGCCGATCGTGGCTCACCGGCGTGTGGCGACGATCCTGGCGTTCTATCCCAAGCTGGACCCGAGCGAATGGAAGCAGAGGGAGCTTCCGCTATGAGTCCAATCATCATCTTTGTCTACATCCTCGTGCTGGTCTGTGGCCTCGGCTACGAGATCGCGCGAGATAGAAATTCTCAATAGGAGGTGAAGGATGAAAAAGATCATCCTCATGGCGTTTTTCTTTATGGTCCTCTTGGCGATCCCCCTGGCCGCCGCGCAAACGGAAGGCGACACGACCTATGACCCAGCCGTCGTGGAGCTGATCCTTCTAGGCGTAGGCGGTTTGACCGTCGTGGGGATCACACAGATGGTCAAGACCTGGCTCAAGGCGAGCGGCGTTTTGGCCTACGTGATCTCAGGGATCGTAAGCGCAGCCGCGACAGCGTACTTCCTTGTCAAAGCGGGATCGTTTACTGTCCCTGCTTTCGTGGGCTATACCGTCTTCGTCTTCCTGGCCGCGAACGGGATCTACAAAGCCACGAACTGAAATTTTAAGCCTCGGGGGGTCGGGTCTTACCTCCTTTCGCCCGGCCCCTTTCCGGGGCTGAAAGGGTGATTTATGCCTGATGATCTGAGGAAGAAACGCCTATCCAGGGCGAAGACGGCGGCCGTCCGCGAGCTCCGGGACCGCGGCTTCGACGTGTTCATTTCCGATAACAAGCCGGTCGGCGTCATCGGGAACCGATCGACTGAGACGAAGTTCGTCCGCGTTGTCCTTGACGAAGTGACCGCCGACGATTTCAAGGCCATGAAAGGAGTCACCCCGCGACCCGGGATCTGCTCTCGTGAGATCTGGCAGAGGAAGGGCGGAGAGTTCAAGTTCTACATACTTTGAAAACCTTGTCAATGTCCAATTCCCCCGCCTGACCCGTCCAAAACCCCCGGCTCACTCGTCCAAAACCCCCACCTGAGCCGGACCCAGCAAAAATCACCCCTTACAATTGGAGCGTGAAGCAAGAGGACCTCATCCGGGCCGACTACCTCCGCGCCGTCGCGGTGGACTACGCCAAGCACTTCATCGGGACGCCCTATCGATGGGGGGGCGATGACCCGATGGAAGGCTTCGACTGCTCCGGCCTTATCGTCGAAGTCCTTCAGGGCGTCGGCCGGCTGGCCCACGACCGGGACTATACCGCGAACGATCTGCTTTCCATTTTCCGTCCCAGTCAGGTGGCGCTCGGCTATGCCGGGTGTCTTGCCTTTTACCTTGACCGCAACGGCCGGGCGGAGCATGTCGTCCTGATGATCGATAACGCCTTCGCCATCGGCGCGGACGGCGGAGCCTCCGGGACCGACACAAATGAAGAGGCTATCGCCCGGAACGCCTTTGTCAAGATCCGGCCGCTGGATTACCGGAAGCGACCCCGGATCATAGTCGATCCGTTCAAGGGGCTTCCCTCATGATCGCAGAGCTTCTCAAGATTCTCGCCGAACTTCTGCCGATGATCCACCCGAGCGAGCAAGCGAAGGTCCAGGCCAAGATTGAGAAAATGGAGAAAGAGCGCGATGAGAAAAGAAAGAAAGCTCTGGCGGCGATTGAGGCCGGCGACGTGCCTGCTCTTAATTTGCTGCTCTCTGAGCTTTTGGACGAGCTGTAAACCGAGGATCGAGACCGTCCCCGTTGCGATCGGGGACGCGCGTATCGTCGGCAAGATCGTCAACGGCGTCGCTTCATTCGAGCCCGGAGAGAATCAGGCCGGGGATTATCTCATCGTCACGAAGGCGCTCTGGTATACGACCTACAAGCTCGCTTGGAAGGTCCATGTCCTCGAGTTGAGGATCAAGGAGTTCGAGGCGAAGGGGGAGAAATGATGCTTCTGCCCATGCTCATGCTCACGGCGCAAGCGGCCTCAGAGGCCATTCGGCATGGTGATCCTGTCACGTGGCCTGCGGTAGGGCTGGCCGGAGTGGCTGCCGTCGGCTCTTGGCTTTCGATCATTTTCAACAACCGCAAGTGGAAGGCGAGCGGGAACTGCGCCACGAAATCAATCCCGGTGGAAAAGCCGGGAACAGGCAAGAAGTGTCAGGAACACGGAGAAGCGATCGCGGGCCTTGTTCAATTCAAGGAAACGACCAGCGAGGCTCTAACCAAAATCGACGGCAAGTTGGACAGGCTCATTGAGAAGTTCATAGGGAAGGCATGAAGATCCTCAAGGTTCCGATCTCTTCCGTCGTCCCGTGGGACAAAAACCCCCGCGGTATCAAGACGGAGGACTTTGAGCGCCTGAAGAAGCAGATCCAGCGCCTCGGCATCTACAAGCCGCTCGTCTGCTACCGGAACGGCAAGAAGTACGTCGTCCTGGGCGGGAACATGAGGATCCGGGCCCTGCAGGAGCTCGGGGTCCGTGAGGTCGAGATCTCCATCGTCAAGCCAAAGACCGAGGCCGAGCGGATCGAGTACGCGCTCTCCGACAACGATCGCGCCGGCTACTATGAGGAGGACAAGCTGGCAGAGCTCATCTTCCCCTACATGGCCAAGCTCAACCTCGAGGACTTCAAGGTCGACGTCGGCCAGGCGGTGAGTTTGAAAAGCCTGCTCGACGATGTTGCGTCGCCCGGGGATGAAGACGAAGAACCGGAGATCAAGTTCTCTGAAGAACTCCTGGAAGAACACAACTACGTCGTCTTATATTTCGACAACTCGATCGATTGGCTAAACGCGCAGACACTCTTGGGACTCAAGCCGGTCAAGGCCCTTCACGCGAAAAAGGGATTCATGGCGTCGGGTGTCGGCCGGGTCATGAAAGGGTCAGAGGCGATACGGAGAATCAGAGGGGAGGCGCTGGAGTGAAGATATCTGTAGTGAACTTATCCTACAAAAGGCCGAAGGGAGTCCTGACGCTGGAATATCTCCCGTTTCTTCGGGTATACGTCGATCCGTCGGAGGAGGCGGAATATCGGAAAGCAAACCCAGGGGCGGATATAGTGGCGTGCCCGAAAGGGATTCAAGGGAATGTATCGAGGGTCCGTAATTACATTCTGAGAGAAGAATTCGAACAGCGAGGGGCGGATGTCGTCCTGATTGTCGATGACGATCTCAATGGGGTTTATATCTGGGAGAAGAACCAGAGGGTGAGGCTTAATGCTGATGCTCTAATGATGTTCATCGAGAAATATTCCAGACTGGCGGAAGAATGGGGGGCGAAGTTCTGGGGGGTCAACGTGAATCAGGACAAGCAGGTTTATCGGGAAAACACCCCCTTTGCGACCCTGTCTTTTGTTGGAGGGCCGTTTCAATGTTTCCTAAAAGGGAACGAGTGCTTTTATGATGAACGGCTTCCGTTGAAAGAGGACTACGACATGACGCTCCAACAACTGAACAAGTATCGGATCGTCATGAGGATCAATAAAGCCTATTACGTGGCGAAGCAGTCGGAACAGACCGGGGGGTGCGCGGCGTATCGGACGATCGAGAGAGAGAGGGAACAGATGGCGGCACTAAGAAAAAAATGGGGCGGGAAGATCGTGGCGATCGACAGGAATAAGAGAAGCCATAACCTGAAAAAGATCAAGGCGCTGGTCGATTATAACCCGCTTATCCATGCGCCGATCAGTGGTGTTTAACGATGAAAGTCAAAGTCGCGAAGCTCAACCACCCGTTCAAGATGGACCAGCTCAAGCTCGAGAAGGTGGAGGTCATCGCCAGCATGGGGCTGATCGATGAGCAGATCGCCGTCATCCTCGATATCAGCCCCCGAACCCTGAATTACTGGAAAAAACAGCCCGCGTTTTTGCAGTCCCTAAAAAGGGGGAAGCTCAAGGCGGACTTCCAGATCACGCAGAGCCTCTACCAGAAGGCGAAGGCCGGCGACACGACCGCCATGATCTTCTGGCTAAAGAACCGGCAGCCGGAGAACTGGCGGGAGAAGACGCAGGTCGAACACTCAGGGGCGATATACAGGATCATCTACCAGGAGCCGGAGAAATGATGGAAGCCGCCGACCGCGCCGAATACATCCCACTGCGCCTGCCGTACAAGCCGCTTCCCTGGCAACAGGCTGTCAAGGACGATAAGCATCGGTTCAAAGTTGTCCCGGCCGGCCGCAGGAGCGGGAAGACCATCCTCGGCGCTGACGACCTGACCATCGGTGCAGCTACTGTTTCCAATTCTGTCAATTGGTATGTCGGGCCGACCTACGGGGCGGCCAAAGACATCGCTTGGGAGATTTTCAAGCGCAACTTCGAGGACTTCCACCGCTATGGACTCATCGACAAGGTGGTCGAATCGGACCTGCTTATCCGGCTCAAGACGGGTTCGGTCATCCAACTGAAGGGCGGGGATAAGCCGGATTCCTTGCGCGGCGTCAAACTCAACCGGCTCGTCATCGACGAGTACGCGATCATGAAAAAGGAGATCTGGGAGGAGGTGCTTCAGCCGGCCACTTCCGATATGAAGGCGCCGGTTATGTTCATAGGCACGCCGAAGGGCTACAACCACTTCTACGACCTTTTCAACATGGCGGCAAAGAACCCGGCCGACTGGTACTCGAAGCATGTCAAGACCTCGGAAGCCGGGACCATCCCGCCGGAAGAACTCGAGCGGGCGAAACGGGACATGGACCCGCGTGTTTATCGCCAGGAATACGAGGCCAGCTTTGAGACCTTCGGAGGCCAGGTATTCACGGACTTCAGCCGGGAACGGCACGTAGCCAAGGAACTGATCAAGTTCAACCCGGGAATGGAGTATTGCCTCGGCATCGACTTCGGGTGGAGCGCTCCGACGGCGGTGCTGTTCATCAACGTCGACGCCCAGGAGAACGTGTTCGTGTGGAAGGAGCTCGGCCGGCGCGAGACGCCCATCCCGGTCATCTGCCAATTCATCATCGACGCCGTAGCCCAAACGCGCCCGACGCTCATCGGTTGCGACCCCGCGGGCGACGCGAAAAACGAGGCCCTCGGCACGTCGTCCGTCGCCGAACTCCGCGCGGTGTTCGGGTACAGCGTCGTCAAGTATAAAAACAAGTATCCCGGCGTCATCCAGGACCGGATCAACCAGATCCGCAAATGGCTCCGGAACAAGAAGCTGCTCATTTCCCTGTCCTGCACGAACCTCATACAGGCGTTCGAGATGTACCGCTATCCGGACCCCAAAGGCGACATTCAGAGCGAGATGCCGCTCAAGGACGGGATATCCGACCACTGGATCGATGCGCTCGGCGAGTTCTTTATCAACCGGTTCCCCGTCAAGAAATCCTCGTGCGGGGTAGCTTAATATGTTCAAATCCATCGTTCCCCAGACCGTCGTCAACAGCGTCCTGGCCGCGAAGTGGCGCGCCGAGAGCGCCCGCCAGGAAGAGGCCGACAACCGCCTGTCCATCTACTCGGACGACTATGAGGAGATCATCCACGACGCGCTCAAGAAGCTGTTCTGCAAGGAGAATTACGACAATCTTTATTACCACGTCAACCAGAGCCAGAACGTCTTCAAGCGCGTCGTGAACCAGATCTCGATGATCTACAAGGCCGACGCCCAGCGCGCCCTCGACGTGGAGAGCGACCGCTACGAGGCCATCAAGAAAGAGACGGACATCGACGCCAGGATGAGAAAGGTGAACCGCCTGACGAACGCCCTGAACGATGTCGTCGTCATGGTCGCCGTCCGCGAAGGGCGGATCTGCTACGACATCATCACGCCGAACGTCTGCACGGTCATCCAGGATCCGGACAACCCCTCGAAGATGGACGCTTTGGTCTATAGGCTGACATCGGTCAACACGCCGAGCTCGGCGGACCTCCGCTATGCCTATTGGGATGTCAACGGGAACCACGCGATCCTCGATGGTTACTTCCGGACCATCTCGGTGATCTACAGCCTGGACGGCTCACAGGGGGGCGCGCCCTATCCTTACCGCGACAATGGCGGGGCGTTCGTCATCCCCGCCGTCGTCTCGCACCACCAGCACCCCGAGGACTCGTTCTGGGACCAGGACTCGGGAGGCGACCTCTATAACGCGGCTGTCGGCATTGGCTGGAAAATGACGCTCAAGGACTATTACTTCAAGACCGCCTCTTTCAAGCAGATCTATGTCATAGCCGACGAGCTGAACGTCCCGAACAAACAACGGTTGGATCCGTTGACGATGCTGCATCTCATGGGCCAGAACGCGGAGATCGGGACGCTCGACCTTCAGATCGCGATCGACAAGCTCGACGCGTCCATCGTCGCCGACGTCAATATGATCATCAACAACTATGGGATCTCGGCGGACATGTGGTCGCTTTCGGTGAGCGAGATTTCGGGGCGGGCGCTCAAGATCAGGAACATGGCGCTCCTCGAGCAGCGGCAGGAGCAGATCCCGACCTACAGACAGCTCGAAACGGACCTTTTCGAGAAAACGCGAATCGTCAACAATGCCCACGCCGGCTGGTTCGGCTGGAAGCAGATCCCGGAGAACGCGATCTTCACGGTGGACTTCGGCGAGATCGAATTCCCGGAGGACCCCGTCTACGAGATCGACCTCGAGGGCAAGCGGCTAAAGAGCGGCATCATCGGGCTCGGCCAGTTCTACCAGCGCTTCAATCCGGATATTACTGACGTCGATGAGGCGGAGAAGGCCATCCTTGAGAACCTGAACAAGCTCAAGGCGACGCGGGAGGCGAACCCGTCGCTCGACGAAGCCTTGGACTACATCATGAACTCGGGAAAGAAGAAGCTGGGTGAGGTTGCCGGAGCCGAAAGGGGAGGTGCTCTGTGATCGAACTCAAAGGCCACGTCCTCAAGCTCCAGAAGGTCGAGAACCGGATGGCGGAGCGCGCAGGGCTCAGGTTCCGGCTGATGGACGAGGCGCGGCTGCTCGGTAAGGACGGCAAGGCTTATGCGGCCGAGTATGCGGACGCGCTTGCGCGGGACATTTTCGAGGGCGTCAAGGAAGCGGCGGAGCTCGGGCTTGAACTCGGGGAGTCCATCAATGGCCGATAAGAATCCCCAGCTCGAGGTCTTCCGGGTGAAGGTCCGGTTCCTGCTTGAGCAGTATGCGGCGAAGATGCGGATATTCGTGGCTGAGAACAAGGCGGCCGGGGCGACCCCCGAGGCCATCAAGGCCATGCGCGAGAATCCACTGTCGCGGTGGGCGATGGAACGCGAGGCCCTCAACAAGGCCATCAAGCGTGAGGTCGCAGGATTTATCAACCGTGTCCATATTATGGCGTACACGAAAGAGGTCAGGTGATGGCCGACGTCCTGCTTCAGAACGTGATCCTGTCGTCGAACCCGTGTCCGATCTGCGTTGACGCGGCCGACCAGGAGCCGATGACCCATGATGAGTGGGCCTCGAGCGAGTGGGGCCTCCCTGGGAGTTCTGCGCGGTACTGCGAAGACGATTGCCACTGCATCCTGGTCCCGGTCGATGCGATGGACAAGCTTCCCGAAATCTCAGACCTGGTGAAGCTCAGGGGCGAGGAGGGCACGGAGATCCGGAGCGTCGTCGACATTTCGCCATCGGAACAGGGCCTGAAGGACATCATGGAGGAGTGGAACGCGAAGTACGGCAAGCTCCCGCCGGAGATCTACGACATGGACGTGTTCGAGGTCGAAACGTATCTGCGGAAGCTCATCAAGGAGCGGGAGGGTGGCGGATGAGCATCAAGATCACGGGGATCGCTGAGGTGAAGCGCCAGTTCGCCGCCATCGAGGCGTTCTTGGCCTCCACGAAGCCGATGGAAGGCATTGTTGCGGACATCAAGGACATCATCCTCGTCAAGACGTCGAGCGGGCTTGACTACATGGGCCGGAGTTTCAAGCCGTACTCGAAGAAGTACGCCGAGAAGAAAAAGGGAATGACAGCGACAGGGAGGCCGAACCTGAAGCTTTCTGGGACAATGCTCGGGGCGCTCAAGACTGAAGTCAAGGACGCGCGACACGGCGCAGTTTTTGTCTCATCGGTCAGTGAGAAGGGCGGGGCCAATTCGGACATGCTCGCCCAGATCCACACGACGGGCACGGGGAAACAGCCCCAACGGGAATTCATGAACCTCGCGCCGTCGGCCGTCCAGAAGTTGACTAAGAAATATTACGACGATCCAATTTTAGCGCTGGCGAAGGGGGCGAGGGGGAAATAATGCCGCTGACAAAAGTCGGGAAGAGAATCAGGCGCAGCTTCTCAAAGCGGTATGGGAAGAGAGGAACATCCGTTTTCTACGCGACCATGAACACGCGTAAAAAGGCGACGGCCAAGTGGCACAAGAAGCCGAGGAAGAAATAGATGAAGCAAAAGATCGTCGGTCATTTTCCTGTAGGCGTCGAGTACTGCGAACTCGTCCTGCGCGAAGGGACGGGCGGCGAGTTCTACGCGATGCCCGAAGAGGGCCATATCCCCAGGATCAAGGTCGGGGCCGATCAGCCCGAATGGGACGACGTCGTCGTCGCGATCCTGCATGAAGCCTTGGAACTTATTCTGTCAAGGCTCAAATGTCGATATGATACGACCGATGACCAATCACATGATATGTACGACTATCTGTTCATCGCTCAGCATAAAAACTTCAGCGATGCGTGTGTCAGATTGGTAGATTTTATTGTTCCCGCACTTCCAGCCGCGAAGAAGGCATGGGAGAACTGGACGCGGGAATCGAAGAAAGCGAAGCTCATCCGCACGAAGCGGAAAGCTAATAAATAACAGGAGGGCAAGATGCCTACACCAGAAGAAATCGCCGTCAAGAAAGCGGCGGATGACGCGGCCAAGAAGGCCGAGGGCGAGAAGAAAGAGGAGGGCGAAACCAAGCCCGAACTCGATTCGACGATCGCGGCCCTGATGAAGGACCCCGACGCCATCGCCAACCTGCTCAAGACGAAGCGGGACTCGAACGCCGAGGCGAAATCCTACCGCCTGAAGCTCGAGGCCAAGGAAAAGGCCGAGACCGAGGCGAAAGAGGCGGCCCTGAAGGAACAGGGCAAGTTTAAGGAACTGGCCGAGAGTGCGAAAGCCGAGAACCTGAAGGCCCTGGCCAGCTTCATGAAGAGGCTGGCGGACCTGACCATCAAGAACGAGGCGATCGCCCTGGACTCGATAGACCCGGACCTTGTGGTCCTGGCCGTCGACAGGGCTGGAATCAAGGTCTCGGACGACCTGGAGACCGTGGAGGGTGCGAAGGAGGCGGTCGCGGCATTGGCGAAGATCAAACCGCACCTCTTCCAGGAGGCAGGGAAGGCCGGCACGCCGCCTCCCGGGACGCCCAAGCCGCACCTCAAGGGAATTTTAGGACAGCCGGTCCCGGGCGAAAGCGTTCTGGACCGGATAACTCGGGGGCTCGAAGGCAAGAAGAAATAATACCGGGCCTCCAAGAGGAGACAAAAAATCATGGCTCAAACCCTAATTGAGTACAGTAAGCAGACGCAGGACCCGATTCTGAGCGGCGTCATCGAGACGTTCGCCAAGTCCTCCGTCATCCTGGATGCCCTGCCTTTCAAGAGCATTCAGGGGAACGCCCTGGCCTACAACCAGGAAAGCGTTCTGCCCGGGATCGGATTCCGCGGCATCAACAAGGCGTACAGCGAGAGCGTCGGCGTCCTCCTGCCCTTGACCGAGAAGATCAAGATCATGGGCGGGGACATGGATACGGACAAGGCGCTCGTCAAGATGTACGGCTCGTCCCGACGGTCGACCGACATCATGATGCAGTCCAAGGCGGCCGCGCTCCGCTTCTCGAAGGAGTTCTTCGACGGCGACGAAGCGACCGACATAGAGGGGTTCGACGGCGTCAACAAGCGGATCGCCGGCGGCCAGATCATCTACGCCGACGGGTCGGGAACCGCGGGCGCGAACCTCTCCAAGAATCAGCTCCTCCAGCTCATCGACGCGCTCGACGAAACGCCGGATCTTCTCGTGTGGGGCAAGGCATTTGACCGCCAGGTCGATGCCCTCTATGAGGGGAGCACCATCATCAAGATCGACAAGAACCAGTGGGGCGAGCGGATCAGGCTCTTCAACGGGATCCCCATCGGCATCGTCGACAAGGACCACCTGGGCAGCGTCATCCTCGGCTTCGACGAGACCGTCGGCACGTCCACCGGCATCTGCGCATCGGCCTATGGCTTCAAGTTCGGCATCGACCAGTACGTTAGCGGGCTCCAGAACGGCGAGCCCGAAGGCGTCGACCTCGGGGAAATCGACGTGAAGCCGGTCTACCGGTACCGCCTGGAATGGCTGATCGGCATGGCCATGTTCCACCCCCGGTGCGCGGCCAGGCTTGTGGGCGTCACCAAAAAGACTGGGATTCTGTAAGGAGGAAACCATGAGTCACGAACAAAGCACAATCATCAAGGACGAGTTGCTGGTCCTCCGGGCCAGCGCGGCCGGCACGGCCGTAGTGGACGGAACCGGTATCCCCATCGGGCCGACCAACCTCGTCAAGGCCGTGGTCAACATCACGGCCCTGGCCACAGCTGGCACACTCGCTATCAGCATCCAGGAAAGCGACACCCTCGCGAGCGGCTACACAACGATCACCTCTTTCCCCGTCCTCTTAGCCGTCGGCCTCTATGAACTGCCGTTCCGGGCAACCAAGAAATACGTGCGGTATTCGACCACCGCCGTTCACGGCACCGAGTCGATCACCTACGAGATCCTCGTCACCACGGTCGAGAAGTAAGGAGGGGCGATGCCGATCTATATCCTTGAATTTCCAGGATCGGACTTCACGGGGTACAGGGGCGGCGTTGACTTCTCCCACGGAAAGGGATCGACGAGCTCGAAAGCGGATGCGGATCGGTTGGTATCCAAATTCGGATGCCTGATCGTTGAACCCGAACCCGCAAGCGAAACCAAAGAAGCGGGGGCCGGTCCGCCGGCCCCTGCCGTCATCCCGGAGAAATCTCAGGGGGATTCCGAACCGCCGGTTTACGCGAACAAGGCCGACCGCGAGCAAAGAGAAAAGGTAGAGCAGATTTTCGGGATGGACAAGAAAAGGAAGCGCGGAAAATGAGCTATGTCGTGAAATTGGCAGAAGATCAGGCCCCCCGGGGTGCGGCCTTCCCCATCGAGGCAAATGTCTACTTAGCCGGAACGATCGTCAAACCGACTTCAGCCACCGTCACGATTCGCGACCCCGACGGCGCGGAAATCCTTCCGGCTGCCGCGATGAAGGTCGAGACCGCCGGACCTTTGACCTACCTGCTCGAGGCGGCGAAGACGGCGGACCTCTGGGAGAACGCCGTCATCGAAATCAACTACACAATCGACACGGTCGTCTATCGGGCGACGTTCTTTTTCGACGTCGTCATCACGCCGCTCGCCTGTGATGTCGTGGACAATGACCTCAAGGCATATTTTCCGCTCCTGGCGGAAGAAATCTGGGCTGGCACGACAAGCTACAGCGGCCAGGTCGCCGAGGCCTTCAGCACCGTCAAGCGGCTCATCAAGGACAAGGGGAGGCGGCCCTCTATGCTGATCGACGGCTCCCAGGTCCGGGAGCTCGTCATCATAAAGACGTTCGAGATGATCTTCTTCAACTTCGCCAAGAACCCAGAGGATGTCTGGTGGAAGCGGTATGAGAAATACGCCGCTTTGTTCACGGCGAGGTTCGCGGCGCTCCAGATCAAATACGACGAGGACGAGAGCGGGACGATCGAGGCCGACGAGGAAAGCGGGCTCGGCCAACTGACGCTGGTCAGGTGACGGCATGACGACAAGCAAGATTAGGTCGATCATCGAGGCGGTCGAGGCTCGGATGGCCGCGCTGGGCTTCACGGCGACGAAAGCCGTATTCGACTTCGACAACGTCCCGGATTCGGTGATCCACAAGGCGTACAGGATCGAGAGTCGCGTCATAGAGAACCGCTACGGCATGGACAATCTGGCGAACCCGCGGGAGGAGATCGCGATCTGGATCGCCTACAAGATGAAGCGTGATGCCCGGGCGACGTGGAAGGGAGCTCTGGATGATAGAGAGGCAATCGAAGACGACCTGGTCAACGACCCGGCGATCATGGCGCTCGACTCCGATCCGCTGCTGGCGCTAAATTCGGAGGCATCCGCGCAGAAATATCTCGAGGATTATCTAATATCCAAGCTGGCCTTCACGGCCGACTATTTCAGAAAACTTGCATGAGGTGAAACATGGCGAAATTCGTATGGCTCCAGGACTCGGCCTTCCCGCGCATGGGGCCGCGACTTGAGAAAGGGAAGGAGCACGACGCGGGGGCATACCCTCCGGCCGTCGTGGGCGCATGGGTGAGAACGGGCCAGGCGAGGATGGTGCTCGAGGAAGGTCAGGCCCCTAAACCCGAAAGGAAAGAGAAGGCCGCAAGACAAAGCGGCACGAGGCAAACATGACAACACCAATCTATCCAAGCAAGAGATTCTACGCGGCAGGCGCGATAAAGGGGGGCACTTGGGGCACGGCCCTTCCGATCGTGAAAGGGATCCTGATTGAGAACGACGGGAACCCGTCCCCCAAGCGGGCCTATGAGGCCCGCGACGACATCGATGCCATAATGCCGCTCGACGGAGATCTGGGGCTCATCGAGCCGGTCGACTTCTCGCCCGAGTTCGCGATGCGGTACGACCCCGGCCCTCTGGGGTCCCTCGTCGCGGGCCTCTTCGGCGTGGCCGGGGCCCCGACGCCCGTGTTCGAGGTCGTAACGGGGGTCAACGACAAGGTCAACGTGAAAGAGGGCTCAGACACACCCCCCGAATTAACGGCGACTGTGCCGGCAGGCACATACACGGGCGCGACCTTAGCCACGGCCATCGCGCTCGCCCTCAATGCCATCCAGGGTAAGACCCTAGTTTGGGCCTGCACCTACAACCCCACGACCAACAAGTTCACTCTCGGGGTCACTACCACCACGTGTTCCCTCCTGTTCGCGACGGGGACGAACCATGCGCTCGATATCTCGGTCCTTTGCGGCTATGCGGAGACGGACCTCACGGGATCCCTGAATTACGTGTCCGATTCGACGGGCGTCGGGGTGGCCATGAAGCACGTCTTCACCTGGGCCGACTATATCGACAAGTTCTTCACGTTCGCCGTCGAACGTCCCGGAGTGGTCCGGGAGGTCCCGTCATGCGTACCGTTTAAGCTCTCGCTGAAGATCGCCAAAGGATTGCTCAAGGGCACGATATCGCTCAGGGGGAACCACTGCGTCGACGGGGGCGTCAACGGGGCGACGGAGATGGACGCCCTGACCTATGTGGACACGGCGAACATCGTCAGGTTCGGGCATGGGGCGATCTGGATGAACCTCCAGGGGGGCGGGGCCCTGGCGATCGGGGACGTTCTGCAGATAAGCGACGTCGACATTGACTACGAGAGGACTCTCGACGCCTATCACGCGGCGGGGGACGAGGGGATCATCCAGGCGCAGGACGCCAAGGCGTTCAAGATGAGCGTCAAGCTCACGATCCCGCGGACGTCGCCGGCCAACCTCGCGTACCTCGCGTCGTTCAACGCCAAGGCGGCCCAGAAGCTCACCGTGACGTTCACCTCGACCATCAACGCGGGGGGCGGGGTCAAATACAGCCTCGTCCTCGGGTTCCCGCGGTTGAAGTTCGTGGAGCCCCCGGCGGCCCCGCTCGCCGACGCGATGAGCACGGTGATCACGCTGGAGGCGGAGCAGGCCGCGACGGGCCCGGCGGGCATGACCGCCTACGTGCGGCCCTATATCGAGCTCGTCAACCTCCAGGCGACGGACTACCTGGCATAAACGAAATCCGATGGGGGGCGGGCCGACGGGGTCCGCCCTTCGGACATTTTACAGGAGGTAAAACATGGGTGAACTGAAATTCGCGAGTCCGTCGATCTGGGAGGGGTTCGAACTCGAGACGGACATCATCGACCCGCCGATCGTCAGGCTCCAGCTGAGGCCGCTTTTCCGCAAGGGGCAGCTCGAGGGCTTCCTCGCGTTCGCCGGCGTCCCCTCGGTCGAGAAACTCAAGCTCGAGAAGACGGACGTGTCCGAATTCTGGCCGGTGTTCGAGAAGATCGTCCCGGTCATCATGCAGCACGTGATCGGGTGGGACCTCACCCTCGGGGGCCAGCCGATCCCCTGCACGGAAGAGGAGAAGATGAAGCCGTGGTTCAGGGACGCGCTGATGTGGGAGGAGGTCAAGAGGCGCATCGAGCCCGCCGAGGCCGCCCCCCCGGCCGGATTCGACCCGGGCGAGGAAGAGCCGGTGGACGCCTCGAAGAAGACCCCGGATCTTCAATTCCTATGGATCGAAGTGCTGACGATCATACGGAACCACGAGAACTTCCGAAAAAATTGAGGGCCTATCTGCTTTGGGAGAGGACCTGGGGCAACGCGGTCGAACCGGGGCAGATAGGCAAGGGCGACCGCCCGGAGCAGAACCCGCCGCCGCTCGACGAGCACTCGTTGGCGGTTTACGAGTTCTTCAACGAGTCGGTCAACCAGTTCGTCAGGGAGTTCGGGCTGATGCCGGACCTGATGAGGGGCCTGGGAATCCCCCCGGCCGAGAGGCCGCTCTTCCTCGAGAAGATGAACATGATCTACAAACACGCGATGGACATAGCGAAGAAGGACTCCGATGCCTGACGTAAGGATCGACGTATACGCGGACACCCACGGCGCGCCGAAGCAGCTCAACGAGACGGAGCGGGCCCTCGACGGAGTTGAGAAGGGGGCGGGGAAGTCCGACAAGACCCTCGGCGGGCTCTGGAAGCAGTTCGCCGCCGGCCAACTCGCCGTCGACGCACTCAAGAAGGCCTACGAGACGCTCAAGGGCGTCGGCGAGGCCGCGATCAAGGGCGCGATCGACGAGGAGAAGGCCGAGAACGACCTGAAGGCCGCCCTGGAAATCACGGGACGGACCATCGAGGGCAATCTCAAGCATTATCTGGACTTCGCCCAGGCCAAGATGGCGGTCACAACCTACACGCATGAGGAGATCCAGGCCACCCAGACGCTCCTCCTGCAACTCACGAACCTCGACCAAAAGGGGATCGACCGGGCGACAAAGGGATCGATGGGCCTGGCGACGACGATGGGGATAGACCTGCACTCCGCGACCATGATGGTCACGAAGGCGATGGAAGGCAATTACATGGCCCTCGGCCGGGTCGGCATCAAGGTCAACGAGACGATGACGGCGGAGCAGAAGCAGGCCTATGTCCTGGAAAGGCTGGACTCGCTCTACCAGCGCTCGGTGAAGGAGACGGATACCTTCGGCGGATCGCTGAAACAGCTGAAGAACTCCTGGGGCGAGCTTCTGGAGACCGCGGGTACGGCGGTCATCAAGAACGAGGCAGTCCGGGACGCGATCAAGGATCTGAAGGCCTGGATCGACAAGGTGGCATCTTCGCCCGACTTCCAGATATGGCTCAAGGGCGCCGTCGAAAGCCTGGTCAAGGCGGCGGAGTTCGCGGGCAAATTCGCGAAGGCCCTTTACGACATCTCCATAGGCGTGACCATCAAGGCCCAGAAAGAGCTAAACGACACCTACGCCGAGTTCCACAAGACTATCCGCGTCGCGATCGACGGGGGGCGCGACTGGACGGCCGAAATGAAGGCGGCCAAGGAGGCGGCGGACAAGCTGAAGAAGCCCATCAACGAGACCGGGACCGCCACGGGGGCCTTAACGGCGGAGGAGCTCAAGGCGATCGAGGTCAAGAAGAAGCTCGCCGAGGCCGCGCAGGCGATCATAAGCAAATACAACCCGCTGAGGGGGGCGATGGCTGACGTGCTCAAACAGGAGGAGGCGCTCACGAAGGCCAGGGAGGCCGGCACCATAAGCGCGGCGGACTACAAGGCCGGGATGGAGGGCGTCGCGGAGTCGCTCAAGGCGACCACCGAAAAGCTCGGCGGGCTCAAGCCGACCATCGTCGACCTCGACAAGACGTTCCAGGCGCTCATGGCGACAATGGACAACCTCCCCCTGTCGGCAGAGGAGGTCGCCGCCGCCATGTCCAAGGAATTCGAGGACCTCAGGGACGAGATGCAGAAGGACTTCGAAGATCTGGCCATGAAGGACCTCCCGGCGCACCTGCAGAACATCCCCGCGGCAAGCAAGGACGCGGCCGACGCCACGAAGTCCGTCTGGCAGGAATGCTCCACCGTGATCTCTGACTCGATGCGGGACATCGCCTCGACCATCGTCGGCGCATTCGACATCAAGGGGCTTTTCGGAGCCGCGCCCAAGGCGGCCAAATTCGACACGTCCTATTACGACGACATGGTCAAGGCGGCCACCTCGGCCTACGAGAAGACCAGGAGCCTGATGGAGGCGAGCAGCGAGGCCACCATCAACGCGGCCAACGAGGCCTACCGTGCGCAGGAGCTGACGATCTCGCGCGCCGAGGAGGACCAGGACCGGGCGAGAAGCCGCCACGAGCAAGCCGAGGACCGGAAATACGAGACCCAGTACGAGCGCGACAAGAAAGCCATCGAGAACAGCAAGATGACGGAGGCCCAGAAGGAGGCGGCGCTCGACGCGCTGGAGAGGAAATTCGAGGCCGCAAAGCTCGCCAGGGAGATCGCCAGGGAGAATGCAAAAGTCGCCCGGGACCGGGCGCGCGAGGACGCGAGGTACGCGCGGCAGGAGGCCGAGGAGAGGAAGATAGAGCGTATCCGCGCGGCGGGCCTCAAGAAGCTTCTGGATTTGCAGAACGCGCACCAGGCCGACCTGGACGCCATCCGGGTCAAGGAGGACACGGCCCGGGAGGCGCAGGCGAGGGCCGAGGAGAGGAGGCAGAACAGCCTCTGGTTCAAGGTAAAGGGGATCTTCGCGACGGCCTGTGAGAACATGGCGACGATTTTCCTCACGACGATGTTCAAACCCGTAGGCGACATGATCGCCAACTTAGCGAAAAAGCTTATCAGCAAAGGCGGGGGCTCAGTCGCCGATTCGCTTGACGGCGTCGGCGGGAAGGTCAAGGGGCTGGGCGCGACGATCGGGGAGTTCATATCGGGAATCGGGACCGGCATCGGCGGGTTCATCTCCGGCCTCGCAGCAGGCGTGGGCGCGGCGATCGTGACGCTGGCCACGGCTATCGCCTCGGCCGCGACGATCCTCGCGGCGGCGGCCCCGGCGTTCATAGTGGTCGGGCTGATCGCGGTGGGGATCTACGCGACCATAGCGGCCCTCAAGAGACTGTTCGCGAGCAGCGGCAGCGGCGCCGGCGACGGCATGGGCCGCGTCGTCGAGCGGCAGGACAACCAGATCTCCCTCATGACGCAAATCAGGGACCTGACCATCGACAACCGCGGGCAACTGGAGGCCATGAAGAAGGCCCTTTGGGCGATCAGTACAGCCGTCCAGCATTCGAAGGACTATTTGAAGTCCTGCGCCGACTATCTGAAGACGATAGCGTCCAAAGGCTACCTGAGCGAGGTCGTGAAATATCTCAAGAGCATGGACAAGACCATCGGAAAGCTGACCGGGGCCGCGGCCGGCGCCGTCTCGACGCAGACGCAGCTCATGGTCGTCCACGGCACGAGAAGCGACCCCGAATACATATTCCGGAAGTCCCAGATGGGAGGCATCGGATTCGGGGGGCAGGCCCCGATTAACCTGACGATCCCGTTCTATCTGGACGGGAAAAAGCTCGACGAGCGTATGCTCCGGATTGCGAACGGCCGGGTCGAGTGGCTCCACTCGCAATACCAGCGGTCGAACCGGCTGATACCGCCGCGGACGATTGGAGGCACGTGATGGCTGTGAAAAAGCTCCGGTTCATGTGGTTGAACTACTTCGATTCGGCGACTGTAACGGCGAGCTCCGAGGCAGCCGACTACCCGGTCTCGAACCTGCAGAACCGATGGAAGACCTGGGACTGGCGGAGCGTAGGCGTAGCCGCCGGCATCGAGATTATTTCTGATCTCGGGAGCGCGTGGGCGACGAAGCCCGTCCAGGCATTTGTCCTGGAGAATATGAACTTTACGGTGGGGATGACGGTTGAACTCGGGGGCCACGCCGCAGACCCCACGGCCCTTGAACACACCACCTATGAGAATGTCATAACGATCACCGCGGCGATGGCCGCGGCCAAGCGGATCGTCGTCTTCCTGGCGGCGGCCGAGACCTATCGATGGTGGCGGATCAAGATGTCCGCCGGCGGGGGCGCGATAACTTATCTCTCGGCCTCGCATCCATACCTCGGTCCTTATTTCGAGCCGGTGAGGAGCTACAGGACGCAGTGGAAGAGATGGCCGGAGAGCGACTCCGTGATCAGCTATTCAGACGGGGGCCAGGCATCGGCGACGGAGCGGCCGGTTTTCTGGGTCTACGAACTGCCGATCACCATCGTCGGCGCTGCCGACGCCCAGGCCTACGCGGCCATCGACACGGAATGCGGGATAAAGAAGCCGCTCTGGATCTGCATCGACACGACGGACGAAATCGCCAGCACGGTCTACGGCCACTTCCTGGAGTACATCGCCTTCCCGTCGATGGTCGACGGTCGGCTCTGGGAGACGACCCTCCTGTTCAGGGAGGAGCTCTGATGGCCTATGCACCCGGCGAGGTGAACCAGGACAGCGTCGTCCTCGTCGACATCGAGGTCGCCCACAGGATAGACGTCGATACTTGGACCCAAGCCGATGCGCCGAACACGAACGCCTGGTGGATCTCGCACACCTATTGCGACAAGTTCGGCGAGCATGAGGGCAAGCCGTCCAGAGTCAAGGCTAACGCGGTCGAACTCGCGGAGAAGAACACGCCGGCCGAATGCCACGCGACGGCCTCGAGCTGGTACTGGGACGCCGCGGCGAAGAGGCTTTACGTCCATGTCGCCGACAATGGCGATCCGGGCGACGGGGGATATATCATCGCGGCCTATCTTTGGCGCCGCTTCGGGACACGGCCCTATGTCTTCGGGGGCAGGCCATACCTCCCGCTCGTCGGCAATAACTCCATCCCGTCGGTTGCCTATGTGACGGGCGGCTATCATGAGGGGGGCACAAAGCAGACCTTTGGCAGCCTAAAATTCTTGAACGGCGAGAAATACTTCGACACGGATCTCACCGATTACATCTACGAGGGAAAGCGGCTCACCCCTCGGATCGGCAAGAATGGGGCGGTGGACGCGGACTTTGCCGTCTTCTGGGACGGCTGGACGGGCGACATAACATGGAGCGAGAACGAGGTCGAGGTCACCGTCGAGGACCTCATGACGGGGGTCATATAGGCCGATGCTAAAAATCATGATCCCGAGATTCAAATACTGGAAGTCTGCCCCGGCCGGCGAGACGTCGTATCCGAACCTCCAAGACGATGCGGAAGGTCTGCCTATCCCCGAGGCCTATGGTGTGCTGAAAAACGTGACGCCGGTCTGCATCGACACGACGACCTGGAAATACAAATTCTCAAGACGTTTGCTCCATGCGATCGATGAGATAAGAGATAACGGAGTGCCTATGGCGGCGGCGGACTATACGGCGACGCCCGGAGAGCTTGCGGTCGGGGAATTCTCAATCCTTACGTCACCTTATCTCTTGGCAGGCGTGACCTACTATTTCGTCATCGAGGCGTTTGAAGTTGGCGTACAGGCAAACTATATCAGACTGTGGCAATTCGACGACGCGAGTTATGGAGGCAGCATCTACCCGGACGGAGAATTGTTTACGATATCCAATGCCGGAGTTTGGCACGCCGAGACCGGCTATAACCTGCGGTTCCTGATCTGCGGAAAGGCGGACCTTTCAGATCCTTGGCATCATCAGATCGACAATCGGTATTCTTACGTAGAGCGGCCGCCCCATACGTTGATCGGGCTCAGGGACGACAACGCCCGATACTGGCTGGCGCAATCGTTCAAGCCGACCGCGAATTTCTATTGCACAGCCGTCGTCGTCGAGGTCCGGAATCCTTCGGGAATACTGGGGCGATTCCGGGTCTTCATTCTGAACGCGCAGGCGAACCCGGCGGCGCCGGGCGCGGCCCTCGTCGGCGTGAAATCGAACTGGAACAGCCGTGACAGTCCCGACCCCGGCCACGGCCATTCCGGGTTCCCGTTCCGGACGGGGGTCTCGAACCTTGTCGGCGACATTCAGGGCCTGGAAAATCCCGACACGTCGCTGATGGAGAATGTCGCGGATGTCCTGAAAGACGTTTATGTTAATATCATCGGCGGCACCGTGGCTGGGATCAACGCGGCCGACCTTGTCACACTTCACGATGCTCGCCTGAATCAGGATGTCGCACTCTACCTAGCCGACGAAGCTGAATTTGATCAGACCAAACAGATTCTTGAAGCTGGACATCTCTTTAAATTCCTTCCATCGCTCGGCGGGGATTTCGCCGTCAGATGTCTCGCGTCCGGGGAACCGCCGGGGACCCCCCATCTCAAGAAGGAGCACATCCGGAACTTCACCATGCGCCGGGTCTGGTCGAATGTCTTCCACGTCGCGAAGGTGAAATATTACCAGGACCCGACGACCGGCGATTGGCTCATGGCCGAGGCCAAATCGGACATCGCCCGATACCTGTACAACCGACAGGAGTCGATCGAGATCGAGACGGCGATCAAGGACGCGGCGGACGCTGTCCAGGCGGCCAAGGACTATCTCGGGACGGACCCCGTATCGACGCGGAAGGTGAACCTTCAATATCCAACGAGGATCGCGGAGTTCGACGTCCTCGCCGGATATGGCTTCGACCTGATCCCGACGATGAAGGTTAAAATCACGCTTCCGCGCGCGGACTACGCGGGCGGCGCCCTCAACGGCATCCTCTTCCGGATCCTCGAGGTGCATAAGAACCCCGAGGACAGGTCGAGCCATCTGGTCACGCTTTTGGACGCCTTGACATATTGAAAATGATCGGAAAAAGATTTTCCTCCGATGACGCGGTCCTGGCCCGATCCCGTCGCCTGCAACGACGCGTCAGTTTACTTGGGCCCATATCGGATGCCGTCGCGGAACCCGGCGTGGATTTAACCGAACTATTTAAGGTCGAATGGAAAACAGATGACTATGCGGTCCTCGCGACTGACTTCTGGAAAACCCTTGTTATGAACTCGGCCGCCTCGAAAACGTTCACCCTCCCGGCCGTGATTGCGGCGAATGTAAGCCTCGCCGTAACTCTCGTGAAGCGCGGGGCGGGGAAACTAACGATACAGGCCAGCGGGGCCGATACGATCAACGACTCCAGCGCCGGCGGCACGCTCTACAATGACCTGGCCGAGGAGACCTTCGCCGTCGTGAGGCTTTGCGTCATCGCGGCCGGGTCATGGATCATAGATCACTTTACAGGATCGGGATGGAGGACATCATGAAGAAAATCGAGGTCGACCTAAAGGACGTCATCATCTTCGCGCTCATCATCGCGCTGGCGGTGACGTGCCTCGTGCGATTCGCGAAGATCGAGGCGACCCTGCAGACGGCAGCGCTGGTCAAGGTGGTGAACGACCAGGGCGCCGCGATCCAGCAGATCGTCTCTTACCTCAATGGGAAGACGGCTGGGACGAGCGT